CGGAAAAAGACCAAGCGGGGAGAAGGGGAGAGCGACATTGTCCCTGCCATAAAGGAGCTTGCCGTCCAGCCCGGTGAGGACTGCGTGACGCTCAAGGCCGTCATCTCCGCCCAGGAGCCTACCCTGAACCCGGACAACCTGGTAGCCGCGCTCAAGCAGCTTGCGCCGGATATTGCCCCGGATTTCGCGGAGTTTGCCAGGATAGAGACATACATGGAAAATATGGAGATTTTCCGCTGAAAATGCTTGCATTTGCATTTCCTATGTGGTATCATATAACAGCTTGTAAAGCAAGCTGTATATTAAGACGGTCCGCTTCCGCGAAGCCTTGGTGCTCCCTCCGGTATGAACGTCTATAAAAGGAAGGAAAAATAGTTATGGCAGATCTTATTCAGACCCTTAACCAGCAGTATCTCAAGAGCGATGTTCCTGAGATCAACGTGGGCGACACCGTCCGCGTAACCGTCCGCGTCAAGGAAGGCAGCCGTGAGCGTACTCAGGCCTTCGAAGGCACCGTTATCGCCAAGAAGCATGGCGGCATCAACGAGACCTTCACCGTCCGCCGCATTTCTTACAATGTCGGCTGCGAGAAGGTTTTCCCCGTGCATTCCCCGACCATTGTCTCCATCGAGACCGTCCGTCGTGGTAAGGTTCGCAGAGCAAAGCTGTATTATCTGCGCAACCGCGTGGGCAAGGCCGCCAAGGTCAAGGAGCGCCTGTAATCTACCAGCGTTCCATATACGCAAAACACCGGAGGGAGACCCATTCGAAAGGATGTTGTCTCCCTCCGGCGTTTTTTCTCCAGCCCGCCGTTGAGTATGCTCAGCAGATCTTCCGCGGAGAAATAAGAGCCGCAATTTTCAGCAGTGGAAAAATATATTTGCCGTCATTTTTGGGGCAAAAGTCAAGAGTAAAAGCAGAAAAAACTAAAATAAAATTGTGATGGCTTTTTAAGCAACTTCGGCAACGTACTTTTCAAATAGCGTTCCTGATGTTTCAAAGCCTAACACTTCGCGCGGATAGCTATTGATCCATGCTTCCACGCGCTGAATGTAAGCGGCGGTTATTTTCCGGAAGTCTGTTCCTTTCGGTAAGAACCGCCGTATCATTTTATTTATGTTTTCGTTCGTTCCTCTTTCATACGCGCTATACGGGTGGCAATAGTAAGCCTTTGTCCGTTTCTGGTCTTTTCCGTACACCGACTTTTCAATTCCTGCGCAATCCGCAAATTCTGATCCGTTATCAAACGTAATGCTTTTGAATATCTTCGAGAAGCGTTTTCCATATCTGCGTTCCAGCTTGTTCAGCGCCGCCACAACGCTGGCGGAAGTTTGATCCGGCATTTTTATTATAATTTCTTGCCGCGTCAGTCGCTCCGAAAGGACGAATAATGTTTCCTTCGTCTTTTTCTTTCCGCAAACGCAATCGCCTTCCCAGTGCCCAAACGTCGTTCGCTCGTTGATCTCTTGCGGGCGTTCTTCTATACTTTCTCCCTTCGGCGCGCGGGCGGCTTTCTTTCTCTTTACTTTGTCATACTTCCGCTTCCGCTTTCCGTGATCCGGCAAATTCTCGCGGCTGATCCCGTAAAAAATACCCTTGTCTATGTAATTATATATCGTCTTTTCGCTGATCTCCGTTTGGAAGGTCAGTCCCAGCCGTTTTATTTCTCCTACAACGGCAGCAGGGGAATAGCCATCTTCACCTATTTTCTTTTCGATATAAGCGGCTAATTCGTGATCGTTTCCGATCTTCAATTCTCCGCCCTTCGCTTTCAGATTGTCGCGGTAACGCTGTTCGGCGATCTCCGGCGAATACCGTTCTTCGGTGGTTAGATCGGAATTCAAATGCGTATAAGTACCGCGCTTTATCTCTCTGTATATCGTCGAATTATGGACGTGCAGCCGATCGGCAATCTGCGTGGGCTTTAACCCTTCATTTAATCCTTTTTCGATCTTTAGCCGGTCTGTCCATGTTAAGTGCTTGTGCATTTTCGTTCCTCCCTTCAAAAAGAAAAGGGCGGCATTCCTGCCGCCCTCCGTCGTTGCGATTATTCTTCCAAAAACTGTTCAATCGCTTTTTTGACGATCTGTGCTTGTGGTGTCCCTGTTGCGGCGCATTTCGCCTTGAAGGCTTCCGCCATATCCTTCGGTATGCGGACAATAACAGAACCATATACCCGATTGTTATATCGGTTCTTTACCGCCGAAGAAGTCTTTGTTTTTCGTTTCTCTGCCACGCTCTCACCGCCTTCAAAATATTTCTTCCCGTTCGACATATTCGCGTAACTCTGCTTCGGTCGTGCAAACGTCTTTCGGTACTTTATATTCGACGGTCAACGCGCCGATATTGCGTGATACCACCCAACATTCTTTCCGCTCTGCGAACGCGTATTCCTTTCCGTCCTTGTTGATAGTCATTTCAAGCCCCTTTCTGCCCACGCCATTGACTTTATGGGCAATTTATATTATAATAGGACTTACAGGAAGGGCGGTTTCCCGCCCGTTCCCTGCCTTGAAAGCTATTTGCTTTCGTCGGAAGCCTTGCTCGGTTTTTGCTTCTTCAAAGTGATTTTGATAACAACGCTTTCCACCGCTTCGTTATTCTCAATCGCTTTTGAAAGCTCCTGCAAGGCTTTTCCTATGTCTTGCGCCATTCTGTTCACCTCCTTTCTTTATGTTCTTATTATAGCATACTTATTGCAGTATGTCAATACACTTTCACAGAAAATCAAAAAAATTAACGGCGGGAAATTTCCGCCGTTTTTTAATCCTTAATATCAAGAAGCCAATTTACCGAAACGCCCAGCGCTTCTGCAAATACTTTTAATTCAAAGTCAGATACAAAGCGCGTTCCGATCTCTATTCTGCTTATGCTGTCCCGCTCCATGTTTACGCCCATCGTCTGAATGCGGGCGGCTAAATCTTCTTGCCGTAGCCGCTGAACGACGCGCGCTTGCCGCAAGCGGTCGCCGCATATATTCTTCCTTCCGTCATAATCATATATTTTCATGCTTTATTTTTCCTCTTCATTCTGATTATTTGCACTTAATTTGTAAATATTCCGCTTTATTCTTGATTTTAGCGTATGAGCGGCGTATAATTGTGTTAAAGGTCAGAATGGGAAAATTCTGTCTTAAAACAATGATTGAAAGGGGAATACGAATGAAGAAATCTTCTATCGCTCTTTTTGTGATTGCCGCCTTATTCTTGATATGCTCTTTTACTTTTCTCCCCGATAAGGTCGGCGAATTTGCGATCGGCGTTGTAATTGCCGCCGTGCTTACTTTTATCGGCTATCGCCAGCAGAAGAAGCCCGCTTCCGGCTCTAACGTTTCCCGCGATCAAAGCCCGAAGCCTTCCAAGGTCGAAATGTCGGAAGAAAAATACGAATTCTTAAAAACAAAGATTGCTGGCGTTACATTCAAGGACGGGCGGAAAAGCCGCCAGACGGTTCTTCGCCGTTTGCACTGGAAGGACGCGCCGTTCGACACGACAGAAGCCGAAGTCGTGCTTGAACGCGGCGAATACGAAGGAAAACCCGCGTTTGCTGTTTTGCTGAATGGTGAAAAAGCTGGATACGTCCCCGCCGAACACGCGCAATTCCTCGAAGATAACTTTGATCGTTGCGATGGCGTAACTCACATTGAAACGTATTGCGGCACGAACGACATTTACGGCGCGGAAATCACGATCCGCTTTCGGAAAATCTAAACCAAACAAAAAATCCCCCGTGTAGGCTCGAAAGCCCGCACGGGGGATTGTCTTTATATAAGGATTACTGTTCCGCGAAATACTCCGGAAGATTAAATACTGCTGCTTCGATCAGTTTATCAAGCGCTTCTGCGTCAATGCTGAACCCTTTACCATTTAGAAATTCAACGACATACGCTTTCTTTTCTGCGCCCCTGCCGCTTCCGGTATAAATCTGTTCTGCGGCTTCAACGGCAATCGTTACCCATGTTTCGATTTTCTCGAATTGTGCTGCTGTGGTCTTGCTTTTGATCCACGGGATCACGAATGCTGTAATAACCGCCGCAATAAGGGCGATCGCGGCATTTGCAACGCCTGTAATATCAATATTCATTGTTTGTTTCCTCGCTTTCTGTTTCGATGTTTTCTTTTTTCTTCACTTTCCCGACAATCACTTCGGTAACTCGTTTCAGCATAAGCGCGCCGCATTCGATCACAACGGCGTTGAAGTAGTATTCTATCAGCGCCGTTTGTTCCACCCGCGTGACAAGGAAGGAAACATATTGCGCCAGAATGAAGATCGCCGTGGCAATAGCGATCACGATAAGCGCTTTTGTCGCGAAGCGTTCACCGTCCTTGAATACGGAAAAGCGATCAGCGCTTTTTTTCTTACTCTGCTGTTTCATCTTTTTCCCTTTCAGATTGCACGGAAACGCGCGCGTGTGATGTGTAACGCGCGCCGTGCGTTACATCTGCATTATACAAGCGTAAGGTCGTCCACGTTGACTGCTGCAACTACCGTTCCGCCGTATGTAATTACGGCGCGCTTTCCGGAAATCTCCTTAACAACATGATCGCGCGCATAGATGAACGAAGCAAGGCTTCCG